TGCGACGCCATAGTAATAGACATTCTGAGTTGGAATGGTTGCACTTGCAGACAAATAGTTTGTCTTGAAGTCAAATCCCCACTTGAATGTCACAACTTGGTTAGAGCCACCAATTACCACTGTTGACAATTTCTTCAGAATTGAAGTCACATTCTGGTCACCAAGGTCAGCATGGTTTGTGTAATACAACATACGATAGGAGGTATCGTAGTCTTGATAAGTGTTGTAGTAACCAATGTACCCATTCTTGCCAATGTAAAGACTTCCATCTCTGCGAGACAAGAAAGACTTAGGCGTGATTGAATCCCATGTAGTCACCCTTGCAGAACCATCAGGCAAATAAGCCTTGGTATCAAAGCACCAAGTGGTATCAATACTAGGTGTTGTCAACAAGTAAAAGGCTTCACGCTCTGAATACACAGACTTGATATTTGCCAATGTCTCACCAGCCACAGCACCCATCAAATCATTACGAATATTCTTTGATAAGTCTCTCTCTGGCGCAGACTTCTCTTGAATCGTTCTCATCAACGATCTGACACCAGAGTTTGACAAGAACAACACATCAGTGCTTGTGGTTTGAATACTGTCACGAGCAATGCAACCAATGCCTTCAACAGTGTCACTGATTGACATGGTTGATGGAGATGTTGCACCTTGATAAACAAGAATCTGACGCTTACCAAAGATAAACAAAAAACCATTGTGAGCCGCTAAACCAGTGATCTGGTCAGCACCATTCACCCACACATTGTTTACATTTAATGAGCCAGCAGTACCTGTTGACCACACATGACCTGAAATCAAATCACTGAAGTAAACAGTAGAGTTAACTGACAATGTATTAGCCGCCCACAATCTGCCAAATGCTGAAATCACAATATCAGCATCAGGCACTGTAGCGGCATAACCAGTTTTTTCTGAAACTCTGCGATATGTCGTAGTCGATACAGCAGGGTCATAAATCAATGGGTTGTGACCAGACTGAAAGAAATAGGTAATGCCATTCAATGATGCACATTGCCAATTGCTTGCAGTAATGGTTGGAGCAGTTCCACCACCCCCATAGGTAAGTTCAGTCACTGCATTGCCTGAACCCAACTTGAATATCTTATTGTTTCCAGCAAACAATACAGTCAGAGAGCCATCAGCTTGTACCAATTCGTGAATGACTTTGACATCATTTGCGCCAAGATTTCCAGAAGAAGAATTGACTCTTGACCATCCTTTGCGTGAACCAATACGACCATACTGGTCAATGATGCAATTAGTCGCAACCAATGCAAATCCAGCATTCAAATCAAGAGGCGAGTCTTGAGTATTCAGCCCATAGAAGCCGGGGGCTGAGATGCTGAAAGTCTGAATAGGTTGGCTCATATCGCAACAAACTCCTGATTCTCAGGATAGCGTGTGCCTTCCAGTGCAATGTAATCAGACAACATTGCTTTGTAGAGCAAATAAGCCTCAGATGAAGACAGCCCGCCATCTTCACCACGCTCAACCAAAGCACGAGCATAAGCATTCTGAGCAACCAATGTGTCAGGAACTTTGACAACAGTTGAGTCAGAAGATAATGTGGCTTGAGGCACTGTCAGGCTAAATGGAATGCTATAAACACCATCAGGGCGAGGATAGATCGTTACCTTGGTGTCATAACTACCATCAACACCATCAAATGCGTAATAGGCAGGGATTCCCTCAACAGGCGTAGAGAAATTCTGAAACCTGTTCATAGTGGCAAAATCAATGTTCTTCATGCGAATGTTGCTTGTGACATTCAACACATCAAGAACTTGGAATTTTTGACCAGCACCTGTCAAAGCATAAGAATATGTGCCTGATGTAGTGCTAAGAGTAATGGTTGTGCCAAGCACATTCCATGCAAAAGCATCTTCAATCTGACGCTTTGCATCGTTGACAAATTTACCAATCAGAGACGAGTAAGTAGTTTCAGAAACAGTAGCAACTGTTTCTTCTCGTAATCTGACTAAAACATCGTTTACAAGTTCTAAGTATGTCATCTGCTTGCCTTCGCTTTGTTCCTTGCGGATATAGCTTTAGCTTTTGCCTTTGCATCAGCCTTTGAGGTTGCACCCCATGCTTTCAGCGAAAGAAGCAGTCTTGTCGGTTCACCATCCTTGTACTCTGCACCAGCCATGTTGCCCATGCGAGCCAAGAAACTTGCTCTGCGAGGGTTATCCCCCGACTTTACTGGTGCTTTCAAGTTGCCACCAGTTTCTGCATTATAAGATGCTCTCCCCTTGGCATTCAATCCCCCTTTGGGATTTTTGCCCTCGGAGCGTTGCCAAGCTGGAGTTTTCATTACTTCACCTTTTTAGGTTTCTTTGCAGTCTTTGCCGCCTGTTTAAAGGCTTCAGCAGTAGGAGCACCCTTGCTACCCACCTTACGCATCTTCTCGCCAGACCCTGCCTTGATTCTGGCTTGTTTGGCATGAATGTTGGCGTAGAGTCCTTGCTTCATTTCATCTTCTTCTTTGGCTTGGACATTCCTGCTTCAGACAGAGCAATAGCAATTGCTTGTTTACGAGAAGTCACCTCTTTGCCTTTTTTAGAGCCAGAATGCAAAGTTCCTTCTTTGTACTCGTGCATGACTTTTCCAACCTTTTTCTGAGCCATTGTGGGTTTCTTCATAGGGTTTCTCCTTAGTCTTTCTTGATTGAACCACCAGATTTCCAAGCATCACAGGTACGCAAAGCGGCACAAGTAAAGTGAAATAACTCGCAAAATCCCAGATCAGCGGCATCTATGAACTGCTGATCGTAGTCAAGCTCATTTTCTGAGCTTTTACCTTTTTCTAGACCATCTTTGATGCACTGCATCATTTTTGGAGTTTGGATAAATGCGGCACAGTTACCGCAACGCATATCTTTGATTGTTTCTGTTGGTGCGTTATACATTTTGGCTTTTTTCAGCCAAAACGCATCATTGGCATTATTTGGATTAGGTGGGCCATATCCATACTCTTTAAAAGCATGGTTGCGGTTTTTCAGATTGACTGAAATGTCTTGAGTTGGTAGAGGGCAAATAGCACCTGAGAGTAGTCCTTCTTTCATTTCCACAACCTATCGGCAATGAAAGTGACAATACCACCACCAAAAGAGGCCAGAGACATTCCAATCCAAAGACCGCCTTTTGATTTGTTTGCCAACTCTAAAAGTGCTTTGACATCTGCGCTAAGTGTGTGCATCTCTTTTTGGAGAGCTTCAACTTGTGCCTCTAGTTTGCCAAAATCTCGTGCATCAATGTCCGACATACTCTTTCCTTGGTCTTCCTAATCGTTTAATGGTTGGGATGACAGGCGCAGTGAATGCGGTATCTGTGCGAACAGAATCTTTGGATTCTATGGTTACTTCTACATCATCTATTCTGACATATCCTTGATGACCTTTCATGGAATCAATGTCAACTTGATTATGAAAAGTCACAAGATTGCCTGATTGCAGACACTTAAAAGTAGCCATAAAACCCCCAAAATAAGAAAGGGGGGACTAGCCCCCCAATCACTTAAACCATGCGAACTACTACGAGACGCATAGTAGAAGATGCCAAGTCCACAGTTGAACCTGACTCGTTTTGGATACGGAATTTGACAGTATCAGCGGCACTGACATAGCCAGTGACAGTGATGCCAACCAAATCCACGCCCAAAGATGCTCCAATTACCATGTCGCCCAAGGCAACACCGGGAACTGTCACATCATCGGTTTCACCTACGCCATCTGCCAAAGAACCGGGATTCAATGTGCATTTGACAGCCCAAGTGTCTGAAAACAAGCCACGGAATTGGTCATTTCCTCTGCGTGTTACTACTGCTGAAGCGGTTGCCATTTTGATTACTCCTAATTTAGTTTAAAAAAGACCCCCTACCACTAGGGCAGGGGGGACAACTGCAATTAGGCTGGAACTGCCAAAGCAAACATAGCAGAAGACTTAGCCGCACCAACAGAAGCGGCACTACGCAAGGCGGCTACGCCATACAGAGTGTCACTTGTGAACAGTGTTGCCAAGTATTCTTGCTTGTATTGAACTTGTGAACGAACGCCCACTTGCTCAACCAAGACCATAGCATCACGATGACCCATCAAGCACACACGAGCCGCACCAGAACCAGAAGTGGTATCTGCGTTGCTAGAAGTGAAGACAGGGATGCCATACAGATTACCAATTTCACCAGTGCGGATAGCATCACCAGTACCGACAAATGCTTGTTCGGTGTAGCGAGCCAGACCCATCAAAGTGTTACGGCTAGAAGGAGGAATCAGGAAGAAACGCTGATCCATTGGGGTGTCGTTATCGTCCAAACGCTGAATAGTTCTGCGAATAGCGGCATCGGTCAATGCTGACTCATTGTTGCTTGCGGCAACATAAGCAGTTGTACCATCACCACCAATATAGGCGGCAGCGTATGCGGCAGAACCAGCAGTACCACCATTAGCGGAACGACCCAACTGAATCAAGTCGGTATCAACTTGACGAGCCAAGGCGTAACCAGCATCAGAGGTATAGAACTGACGCATAGAGTTCAGAGCTTGTGCTTCCACGATGTCTTCGATCAAGCGGCTATATTCATAGTGCTTGTTGATAGACACTTGGACTTCAGACTCGGTAGCGGCAATCAAAGTGACTGCTGTCTCAGCGGCTTTGGCAGAAGCAGAACCACGAGTAGGTGCAGGAATGTGAACAGTGTCACCTTTCTTGCCCTTGAAGTTCATCTTCATAACCAAGTTTGCCATCACGAGGTTTTTCTTGTAGGCGGCTACGATTTCATCTGACCAAATCTCAGGAATAAAATTAGCCGCTGTGGTTGTGGTTACTGAACCACTAGGGGAAAATGCTGTTGCCATTTTGTGTTCTCCAAAAAATCAAAAGTTAAGGTTACTTGACCCTACCTTCACTGTATGCCGCCATGATTTCATCACTCAAGGCATCGTATCTTGCAGGGTCTTGCATCTTCAGCCGAATAAGGTCAGCCCTTCTATAGACTCGTTTTCCAGATTCCCCAGTACCACCAACATCAACCGATGCGGCTTTAAGGTTTGACTTGCGTTGGGTTTCCCCTGCTTCGCTCGTCTGTTTTGCCTTAACACCACGCAATTGCTTATAGGTGGATAGCAATTCGTTAGCACTGTCATAGTCATATTCACCATCAGCCTTTGCATACAAGCTAATGCGAACAGGTGAAGATTTCACCCAATTCGCAAAGTCTTGGTCTTGAACAATCTGAGCAAAATCAGGGTGTTCTTGCGCCAGCTTTTGCTGAATCTGCATCTTTTTGAACTCTTGGCTTGCTTGACGAGCCGCAAGTACATCAGGATGGTTGTCAACAGTCTTACGAACAGCCGCCTGTGGATTCTCAAAAAAATCTACTTCGGGTTCTTCCTCTTTAATAGGTTGTTGCTTCCCTTGGAGGTTTTGCTTAATGAGTTCGTCTGCGAGCTTTCTAACCTCACCAACCTCTTGAGCTTGCTTTCCAATCAGCTTTTCAGCCTCTTGGTGCATTTTGATAATGTCAGATAGCTGTTTTCCCTTGTATTTCTCAGGGACATCATCTGACGCTTGCTCAACAGTCGATTCAAGTTTTAACTTCTCGACAACATCTAACTCACTCTGCGACTCGTCTGGGTTATCAATCAACATATTTTTTCCTTTTCCTGCCACTTTTGGGTTCTAGGATACACAACGGCATAATGCTTATGTTGTGGTTTTGCGCTCTTGCGCCAACTTTTCTCGGTGTTTCTTGTCAAATTTCATCCATGACGATGGAAAATGACCAGACCATCCTTCCAAGTTCACGCTTGGTGCGCTGATTGTGCGATTGGCTGAACCACCGCACTCACACTGAGTTGTTTGCGTCTCATAATCGCAAAACCTCTCAATTCTGTGTCCACTTTCGCAGACAAATTCATACATTCTTTTCATTCAATTCCTCATAAGCTCGTTCGCTGACCTCTTTTAAGGTTTTCAGCCAAATCAGGATGGAAAGTTCACCTTTTCTGAATTGCAAGGTCTTTTCATCAGGAATTACGCTTATATTATTGAGTGACTCTATCATATTGTCAATATCAATGATTAAATCCTTCCACCCCTCAGAACCCATCATTGAGAATCGTTCTTCGTAATACTTTAGTAGTTCTGGGGTCATGGTGTTTGTTCTGGTGGATTGGTTGGTTGTGCCGCTTGCGCTTGAGCCAAAGCCTGTGCCTCTGCCAATGCTTGTGCTTCAGCTTGTACCGCTACAGCCGCATCATGTGCCGCTTGTTCTTCAGGTGTGTACTCAACCTGAGTGACTTCACCTGTTTGGACATTAACAACAATTCTGTGTGTCATGGTTTATCCTTCATATA